TTCAAAGATCCGTTTTTTGATGTGTTCGATAAGGTTTTCGAACCATCCTATGTTGGTAGTTCATTGCCTCAAGTTAGTGTGACTAAAAATGAACATGATTACAAACTATTAATGAGTGTACCTGGTCTTTCAAAAGAGGACATAAAAATCACAACAAAAGAAGGTGTTTTGACAATTTCTTTTCAAAAAGAAGAAAAAACAGATAAAACCTATTTTGTTAATAGTTTTAAAAAGTCATACACATTACCTGAAGATGTTAAAGAAAAAGACATTGAAGGTAGAGTTGAAAATGGTGTGTTAGAATTATTACTACCAATTGACAAGAAAAAACCTTTAGAGAGGTTAATTTCACTAAACTAATCAAAACCCCACAAATGTGGGGTTTTTTATTTGATATTTATATGTTATATTATTCATAAAAAGAATATGGGTATTTTATCAGAAAAAATCGAGGGTAGTGTTATTGAGGTTCTTATAGAATCATCTAACTTAAAATCTGCCACATACAACACAGAATCGAAAGATTTGGTGGTCACTTTTAATAGTGGGTCTATTTATGAGTATAATAATGTTCCGTGGGAATTGTTCACTAAGTTTAGAATGGCAAAATCCCAAGGAAAGTACTTCAACGAAAACATTTCAAGAAGTTATAAGTATACCAAATTAGGATGAGTCTATTTGAAGAATTGATTGAAGATAGGGATGGTGATAAAAAAATTATCAAGTCTTTTCGCACGAAGGATATCCTATGCCCAAATATTTTTAAAAGAACTGATAAGTCATATAAAATGAGAGACGATGTCAAAAAAAGACTATTAGAGATATCAGATAACTTTATCGATTCTCTTGGTGTTGAATTTTTTATTCATGATATTGTTTTAACAGGTTCACTGTCCAACTATAACTGGTCTGAGTATTCAGATGTAGATTTACATATAATAATTGATTATTCTGATATAAAGAATAACGACGGATCCGAAACTTTTATGAACATTATTAAAGAGTTTTTTGATGCAAAAAAGAATATTTGGAATGAGAAACACGATATTAAAATTAAGGGGTTCGATGTTGAACTTTATGTTCAAGATGTCAATGAACCACACATATCCTCAGGGGTTTATTCTGTTTTGAATGATGAATGGGTTATTGAACCTAAAAAAGAAACTCCGAATATAGACGATAGAAAAATATTAGAAAAGGGTGAAGAATTTGGTAAAAAAATTGATGATTTAATCAATCAAGAAAAAGACGACACTGTCTTATCTAAAATTGAAGAGTTAAGAAAAAAGATAAAAAAATTTAGACAAAGTGGTTTAGAGAGTGGTGGAGAGTATTCTTACGAAAACCTAACTTTCAAATTACTTAGAAGAAATGGGTATATTGAGAAACTATTAGATTTAAAAAATGATATAACGGACAAAAAATTGTCCATAACACAATAAAGAGACTTATTTTTTTCTATATATCTATGTATTTATAGGATAAGAATAAGTCAATCTTAATTTTTAAAAAATGGCAGATTTAAAACCACTTGGTAGTGAGAAGTTATCGGGAGATGACAAACTAAAAAGAATCCTCGAATTAACCTACTACAAAAATTCGAACAATAAGTCCTCTAAATCAACACCTGAAATGGTTTCAGAATCAAAAACGGGTGGTGTATATGGTATCGTAAAAGAAAAAGACGGTTATTATGTGAAGAGGGGTTTAAATGAATCTTCACTTGATTATATTGGTGGAATGTTCATGAAAAACAAAAACAGATTTTCATCATATGCGGAGGCGTTAAAAAGACTTGATTTATTAAAGGGTCAAGAAGAATTACAGGAAGCAACAAAATATGTTTTAAAAACTAAACCTTCTCAGGAAGAGGCTCCCGTGGCTGAACCACCAATGGATATGCCACCTCCTCCTCCCGCTGAGGAACCCGTAGGTGAATTACCACCACCAGATGGTGAAGAAATACCATCCGATGTTCCTGCTGATGGAGAGTCTCCAATATCACCAGAAGAACCATCAATGGGTCCTGAAGGTGAGGAAGGTGGTGAGTCAAAACGTTCAGATTATATGGCTGAAGTTCAAAAATTCGCCGGTAAACTTGGTCAGGAGTTAAGAGATCAACAAGATAAAATGGAAAGTGATGATATTAAGTATGTCTTAAATATGGTTATTTCTGCGGTTGATTTAGATAAATTAGACGATGAGGATATCGAAGAAATAGGTAAGAAGTTCGAAAGAGAAGAAGATGAAATGAGTGGTGAAGAAGTTCCCGCTGAAGAACCTGAAATGGGTGACGAAGAAGTCCCTGCTGAAGAACCTGCACCAGAAGAAGATTTAGGAGAGGTTGACGGTATTGATGCTCTGGAGGAGTTTATTAATACACCAGTTGATATGGTAGACACACAAGAAATTGACCTTTCTTCATATGCTGATATCGAAGAAACAAGTCATGAAGATGATTTAAAAGAGATTGATTTGGAAGAAATTAAAAATGAAATTAACAGAAGTGTTGGTGAAACACTAAGTAAATATTTTAATTCATAATGGTATTAATCTATGTTAATGAAATTGGTTCAGATTACAAAGGTCAAAAACAGTACGAATTTATCTTCAGTAAATCAACTGATCTTGACATAGAGGAATGGTTTGTCATACCATCATCATCCACCCAACAAAGTAAATCACCAAACATAGAATATGTCGATTTAGTTGGGTTATTAAAAAACACAGATTTAGATTTAGAATTAATTCAAAACTCCGATTATTTCGGAGTTATTGATGCTGTGGATAATGTAATTGCATTGGCTTGGGAAAGATTTGATTTTGATAGTCAATTTGATAGACTATCATTTAGATTTGGTGAAAGTGTTGAATCGGTTACCAAAAAACTAAAACAAAGAAATTATCACTTATTAAAAGAAGAAATAAAATTCAAAGAATCATGAAAAGAAATGAAATCGTAAAAACCTTATTAAAGGAAGGTTTCTCTGAAAAAACATTAGTAGGATTTTCTGACAAACAATTGTCAGATTTACACGAAAGAATTTTTGGTGAACAAGTAACCCCTTTACAACCAAAACAACCAGCATTGAAAATTGGTCCTAAAGGTGGTGAATTACCTGCAAGTCAAAAAGGTTACACTATTAGTCAAAATCCTGTGGATAAATCTATAATTGCAGTTGCAAAAGAATCTGAAGTAAGTGAAGAAAAACCATCTGCTGGTTTATCTAAAGAAAAGAAAAGTGAAGTAGTTAAAAAGGCTAAGAAGGGTGAAGATATTGGTAAAAAAGGTAAGGGTTTTGAAAAAGTAGTTGCAAAGGCGAAAGAAGGTGGTGCAAAAGACCCTGAATCGGTTGCAGCTGCCGCTATGTGGAAAAACATTAAAAGAGAAAATGTTGAAGTTAAAAATTGGTTGGAAACAATAGCAGAAGATAATTTTCATTCATTTACATCAAAGGGTGAGATTATGGAATTGATTCAAATAAAATTAAATGAGGTTGAGGTTGGTCCAAATGTTAAAAAAGGACACAACGGTGTTCCTGAGTTTATGAGTTATGATGCAATTTCTAATACGGAAGTAAAAGAAGCCGCACCAACAACAAAACCCGCACCAACAAAACCTAAAGTTGATCCGGGTACAAAACCAAAAACACCATACTCTCCAAAACCAGGTGAAAAGTCTAAACCAAAAGCATTAAAAGAAAAGGAAAATGCAAATAAGTAAAAAAAATTTGTTATCTTTAATAGAAAACAATATTAAAGAAATGGCAATGGATTTTGATACTCCTGATAGACCTGACCAAGGTGTTCAGGATAAATTATCACAAGGAGAAACACCACTTAAAAAAGTTCCCTTTCCATCCACAGGTCAAGAACCAAATAAAAATTTCCAAGAAGTATTAGCTTCTGAAAGATATAGACAAGTTGTGTCGAACCTAAGAAGATACCTCGGTGATAGAACACCAATACAAAGAGGTATGGAAGGTGTGATGCAACTTCAACAAATATTAATGAATGCGCATAATACTGTTGTACAGATAGAAAGTAATCACAGAGAGGAACTTGAACAATTGGCGGTTGAATTGGTAATGAAGGAAATGGGAATACCGGAAGGTGCAATTGAATTTGACGCTAAGATTGTTGGAATGGGAGAAATCGATATGGATGACTTTAATAGGGATGGAGAAGAGGAGGAAAACCCAGAACAAGTTGATATTGAAAATGAAATAGAGATTTTTAACGAATTACAGGGATTTGATTTAGAAAGAGCAAAAAGAAGAATGATTAACGCAATCATTCAAGGTTCGTCTAAAAGAGGTCATTATATGTTCCATATGGTTCCTGAAAGATTACAACAAATTACAGGACGAGAAGATATTTTAAACTTATATGGTACACTTATGTCAATAAATGATATAACTTATTGGCAAATTAGTGATGACATGATTAAGGGTCTGGGTAATTCTGCTGCAGGTAAAGAAAGTGCCGAGGGACCCGAAGAAGAAGGTGGACCTGGTAAGGTTATTGCAAGAGGAATTAATTTCCCTGTATTAGTTCATGAACTTATTAAAGGTACATTAGAATTGTTTGCATTACAAGGTAGACCTGATGAAGGGTTTGAAGACATTGAATCGTCTGAAGATACTTTAGAAAAGGAAATGTGGGATTTAAGATTAGGACCGTCAATTTGGGACAGAATTAGAAGTCAATTCCCTGAAGATATTCTTACTGACGAAAACAAAGTAGAACTACAAAATTATTTACTTGTTGAAATTTTCAAGTTACCAGCTAAGAAGTTTTTAGTGTTTATGAAAGAAGTTTTGTCTGGTTCAGATAGGGGTAAGAGAATGATGAACGAGTTGATGGACGGTATTAATAAAATGTTTAATGACCAAGATTACGAACAATCGGTTTCAATGTTTAGAGATGAGTTAGAGGATGCAACAGATGAAACTGAAATAGATGATATTAATGATTATTTAGGATCTATAGGAATCGGAGGAAGAATTAATTTTGACGACGAGGACGAAGATGATGATGGTGGTGAATTAGTACCAGTAAGATAAATAAAGGTGGTCAGTCCACCTTTTTTCGTATTTATTATATTATGAATTCAAAATTAGAACAACTAAAAGAATATGCAAAAATTATGAAAGACGCACCATATGCGTTAAAAACATATTTACAAACCTACGATAATACACAAAAGAAATATGTTCCTTTAGAATTATTTCCAGATCAAATACAATTAATAAAAGATTATAGTGAGTATAATGAAAATATAACAAGGAAATATCGTCAAGCGGGTGTATCTACAGTAACATCTGCGTGGATTTCATGGAAATTACAATTGGCAAAACCCGAGAATCCTGAGAGAGTTTTGATTATTGCAAATAAAAGAGACACCGCAATAGAAATGGCAAACAAGGTTAGGTCTTTTTTAGATCAATGGCCTGAATGGATTAATGTCGGGTTTCATCCTGATAAAAACTCTGAAAGTAGATTTAGATTGAATAATGGATGTGAAGTAAAAGCGGTGGCAACATCTGCGGACGCACTTCGTGGTTATACACCAACAATACTTGTATTTGATGAAGCCGCTTATATTGAGGCGGGTGACGATTTTTGGGCGGCATCTATGGCGTCTCTATCTACGGGTGGTAAAATTATTCTTATTTCTACACCAAATGGTTATGACCCAATTTACTATGGTGTTTATGACCAAGCGATTCGTAAAATAAATGATTTTCATATCACAGATTTAAGATGGTTTAAAGACCCGAGATATACAAAAGATTTAAGATGGGTAAAATGTAACGATATATGTCATTACATGTTGAATAGAGAACAATACAACGATGATGAAATTGTTATGTATGATTTCGATATCGACAAATACCAAGAATACGAAGAACAGGGATATAAACCATTTTCTTCTTGGTTTGAATCAATGTCAAAAAAATTCAAATACGACAGACGCAAGATTGCTCAAGAATTGGAGTGTGATTTTTTGGGGTCGGGTGATGGTGTCATCCCTGGCGATATACAAGAAAACATTGCAAAAAATATGATTAGAGTACCAAAAGAAAAATATATGCAAGGTACTTTATGGCAATGGAAAGAACCCGTACAAGGACATCGATACATTATGGGAGTCGATGTTAGTAGAGGTGATAGTGAGGATTTCTCCGCAATTAATATCGTTGATTTTGATGATAGGGAACAAGTATTGGAATATATTGGAAAAATACCACCAGATGATTTGGCGGCAATTGCGTACAAATGGGGTGTATTGTATGATGCGTTTATAGTCATTGATATAACGGGTGGTATGGGTATTGCAACATCTCGTAAATTACAAGAGATGAATTATAAAAATTTATACATAGATGGTATTAACACTCAAAATATTTGGGAGTATAATAAAAAGATTATGGAAAAAATACCCGGTTTAAATTTTAATAATAAGCGTACACAAATTGTTGCTGCATTTGAAGAACAATTAAGAAAAGGTTTTCAGGTTCGTTCAAATAGATTATTAAATGAATTAAACACATTTGTTTATGTAAATGGTAGACCTGACCACATGAAGGGTTCCCACGATGATGCTATTATGAGTTTATCTATGGCGTTATATGCGGGTGATATTTGTTTTAATCAATTACAAAGGAATGATAATAAAAATAAAGCAATGTTAGAATCTTGGGTTATGTCCGAAAGAACATATGAGCCAAATAAGACATTTTATTCATATGGAACATCTTTAGATCCAATAGGTTCTATGCAAACTGACCCATCATTTTTTCACAATGAAAACCCGTTAAATAACAATAAAAACGCATATAAGGAATTTTCTTGGTTATTTGCAAAGAAGAAAAACATTTCCTAATTAATAATTTAAGTTTATATTATAATCAAAACTATTTATATACATGGCAGATAATAATCTAACGGTATTTCAAAAATTAACAAGAGTATTTGGTTTTCCGGGTAAAACTAGACCTGAAAGTGCACCCTCTTTTAATTTTTCGAAAGATGAGTTGTTAAAAACCGATAGTAAAGAAGATTTCGAAAAAGCACTATTACAAGCACAACAAACACAGTACATTGCAGATAAGTGGACAAAATTGGACCAATCGTTATACAATCAATCTGTATATTATGAACCAAATAGACTAGCGGCATATTACGATTACGAATCAATGGAATTCACACCTGAGATTTCCGCCGCTTTAGACATTTACGCTGAAGAATCCACTACACTATCTGAGAAAGGTGAGATACTAACAATATATTCTGAATCAGATAGAGTTAAGGATATTTTAGAAGATTTATTCAAAGAAAAATTAGATATTAATACAAACTTACAAATGTGGGCTAGAGGTGTTTGTAAGTATGGTGATAATTTTGTTTACTTAAAAGTTGACCCCGAAAAAGGGATAATTGGTTGTCAACAATTACCAAATATTGAAATAGAAAGAATTGAAGGGGCTGCGAGTAAAACTCCGGGTAATGAAAAAGATATTAAAGTACCATCAAGAGAACTGAGATTTCAATGGAAAAATAAAGACATGGAGTTTCAGTCTTGGGAAATTGCACACTTTAGATTGTTGGGTGATGATAGAAAATTACCATATGGTACTTCTATGTTAGATAAAATTAGAAGAATTTGGAAACAACTATTACTTGCTGAAGACGCGATGTTAATTTATAGAACATCGAGAGCACCTGAAAGACGTGTGTTTAAAGTGTTTGTTGGTAATATGGATGATAAGGACATTGAACCATATGTACAACGTGTTGCGAGTAAATTTAAAAGAGACCAAATACCTGACCCGCGTAATGGGCAGGTGGATATGAGATACAATCAAATGGCGGTTGACCAAGATTATTTCATTCCTGTTCGTGATCCGTCTGCAACAAATCCAATTGAGACTTTGGCAGGTGCTCAAAATTTAGGTGAAATTGCCGATATTGAATATATTCAAAAGAAATTATTAGCAGCACTTCGTATTCCAAAGGCTTTCTTAGGATTCGAAGAGGTTGTTGGTGAAGGTAAAACACTTGCCTTGATGGATATTCGTTTTGCAAGAACCATCAACAGAATACAAAAATCATTAATTCAAGAACTGAATAAAGTTGCGTTAGTTCATTTATATCTATTAGGATTGGAAGACGAATTGGGTAATTTTTCGTTATCATTAACGAACCCATCTGCACAATCTGATTTATTGAGAATTGAACAATGGAAAGAAAAAGTGACTCTTTATAAAGATGCAACTTCTGATCAATCTCAGATTGGTATCCTTCCTGTTTCACATACATGGGCAAAGAAAAATATTCTTGGTATGAGTGATAGTGAAGTTATTCTTGATTTACAACAACAACGACTTGAAAGAGCAATGGGATTTGAGTTACAGAATACACAGAATATCATTAAACGTTCGGGAGTATTCGATGACATTGATTCTAAGTATGGTATTCCTGAAGAAGAAAGGAAGGCAGCGGAAGCCGCGGGTCAAACGGGTGAGGCTCCTGGTGGCGATTTAGGTGGTGGCATGGCCGCACCTCCCCCTCCTCCCGCACCAGCGGGTGGTGGTGAACCACTAAGTGAATCAAGAAAATCAAAAATATTGGGTATGTTGGGTGAAGAAAAACTAAGTTTTGATGATTTATTTGATATGGATAAGGCCCAACAGAATATTTATGAAATAGAAAATAAAATAAAAGACATTTTAAACGACTAAAAATGAGCAGTTTCGGTAAAATAAAAACAAAAATATTAGGTAAATTAACTGAGTCTTTTTCATCTAAAAATAAAGTAGAGATGAAAAAAATCCTTAAGACAATTAAGGAAAACGAAGATAAAGAAGTGGCGAAATTATTTGTTGAGGAACTTTCATCGATTTTGAAAAATAAATCAAAAAAAATTAGTGATTTCTGTAAATCATTAAACGAAAGTTTGAAAGATGTGAATGTAGACGATAATGAATTATACACCGTATTGGATCAGTTATCAGAAGAGGACACACTTAATAACTTAGATAAAAAAGTAATCGCTAAGAAAAAATTATACGAACACTTAATTACAAAAAAAGAAATAAAAGAATCTGAAAAAGTTATTCATACCACAAATGAAAGTATGTTAAATGCGGTTTTAGTTAATAATTTCAATGTGTTGTATGGTAATAATTTGAATGAAGAACAAAAACAAACATTAAAAGATATACTTTCAATATCATCCGAAAATTTAGAAACTAAAACAAAGGAATTAAAAGAGTCGTTAATTTATAGAATTGATTCTCTGTTAAGTGAATCAACGGATACCGAAATGAAAACAAAACTAATAGATGTAAAGGACGAAGTAAAT